AGCCACCACCGCTCGCTTGTTCGGGTCAAGGTAGACGGTCAGGTCGGTCGTGAAGTCCCACGCCGTGTCCGGCGCCGGCTTGACCGGGGCGTCGTCACCGCACTCCACCGGATACACCTCGACGGTGCCGGTGGAGCCACCGCCACCCTGACCGATCGTCCACGCGACGGTCTTGTCGATACCGCGCCGCACGACAAAGAAGCCGACCGCCCGGTAGACCAGCAGGTTCCACGGCACGTCGGTAGGCGACTCGTGGTGCAGCGTCAGCGCGATTGACGGCTTACGCCGGCCCACCCGCTCGAGGTCAAACGTCGAGCCGACGTTGCCGACGGGCACCTTCCCGGTGGTCATGCCGATATCCAGGCCGTCCGGGGTGACGTAGATGGTCAGGTCGGTGCCGGCGTTGAGCTCGGCCACAGTCGGCAGTGCGATGTTCGCGCACGCGGTCATCCACACACACCGGACCCGGCCGTCCATGATGACGACAGACACTGGTTACTCCTTCGTCTTCTTGGCCGGCTTGGCTACCGGTTCGGCGTCGAGATCCTCGTAAACCTCGGCGTAGTCGGGCAGGTGCAGTGCGGCTGGCTCAGGCACCCACGCAGAGACGCGGTACCAGCCGTGCGTGCGTTGAAGTTCAAGAGCGCCCTCGGGAAGGATGCCCACGGCGGCGACGTCCGGATGCCGGACAGCGGCGAACATGGCGGTCACGCGACCAATGCCCATAGGTGAACACGAATCTGCGCACCGTATGCACAGGAGAAAACGCCGACGAAGTACCTCGTATCGTTTCCCGAGTCGTAATCCATATAGCCGCCAGCCATCGGCGCGCAGCCCTGTGCGTCGTTGCCGTACGTGTCTTCGCTGGTGAACAAGCCACCCGCGAATCCACCACCCGCAATAGCCTTGCTACCGACTGGCTGGTCGGCGCTGACGATCGCCACGCCATGCTCATTGCCAGTAGCGGTGTAGTGCCGCCAGTGCACGTTCGCCGGAGTACTCATCTCAGCCCCCTATGCCCGGAACAGGTAGTAGGTAACGCCGGTGAGGGCGCCAGAGAACGTGACCGACGCCAGTTGGGTCGCCGAGTTGATCGCGGCCAGCGGTATGAACAGCGCCCGGTGCCCTGTCGCCGTACCGGCGAGTGATGGCACGGTCCCGGCGTAACCCACCTGGGTCACGGTCGGGTCCAGCACGGTCACGTTGGTTGCCGTGCCCGTGGTGACCACGAGCATCCAGACCCCGGTGGGTCCAAAGCTGGACGCAGCGATCGTGTCGGTGGCCGCTGGCGTGAGCGGGGTCGGCGTGGTGAGCGCACCACTACTGGGCGGCGCGATGGTCTGTGTGGCTTGAAGCGTCATCCGACGCGCCCTCCTAGGTGGATGTGATGGGACTCAGCCGGGCGTGGACAAAAAGCTGAAAACGGTGATTGCGTCCATGACGAGCCGGCCGGTGGTTTCGTCGCGTTGCGGCGGGAGCGTCTCGTCCTGTTTGATCGGGCCGCAGTTCCGTCCGGCGATCACCGGCCGGGCGTTGAGCAGCGTCGACCGGACCTGCATGCCGACCGCACGCGCCGCCGCAGCGGTCAGCCCGACGCAGTGACAGTTGTAGGTGGTCATGACCGTGACCTGCGTGGCGTTGAGTGCGGTGCCGATTCCGTCACGCGTCCAATCAACCGATGTATATACGACGAGGTAAGGCGGATCCGGCGTGGGATCGGGCACTTTCCCGTCAAAGACGCGGCCGGCGAGGGCGCTGTTGGCGTTGAGCAACGTCAGACCGGCCTGTGCGTGGAGCTCATCAAGGAGGTCGCTCAAAGCCCCTCCAACAACTCCACGGCCGCGTCAGCGACCGCCTGCACGAACTTGGGGTCCTCTGTGAGGAGGGCTGGTAGGCCGCCGGGGATGGGCGCGTTCCGAACCGAGCCCATTTCGGCGAAGTGCGCAAGCGACGCCTGCGGGTTGCGCCGGCTCACGCCGATCTCGGCCTCGAAGTGGGTGCCCCTATCGGGTACCCGGTCGTAGCCGATCCCGCGCACCACGTGGGGCAGGTTCTCCGGGCCGCCGCCGATGCGGGGGGACCAGCGGCGCTGCCAATCGCGCTTCACGTTCGTCGCGCCCTTGCCCACGACAGCGCCGAACTTCTTGCCGCCCTTTTCCGGTATTGCCTCAAGGTCACGGATTAGTTCATCCAGACCAGTGACCTTGACGCCCACGGCGCTACACCCCGCTGCCCAGTAACTTCGCGCGAGCCCTACTTCTGCGCGAGGACTCACGTTTATGCGCGAGTTCACATTTCCGACACCGGCGGCCGCGATCGCGGAGGACAAGGTTCTCGCCCGAGTACGGATGACCCGAAGGGCAGTGTGTTTTGGCGGCGTTCCGCGCATTAAAGGTCTCGCCACGCAGCAAATTGGTTCGGCGGTCCACCGGCTCAACGTGAGCAGGATTGACGCAGGAGCGGACCCGGCACAAGTGGTCAAGGTCCAAACCGGCTGGGATTGGCCCAACCCACAGGGTGTAGGCGGCCCTGTGTGCGAGTCCCGTCTTTCCGGTCGAAATGCCGACGACACCATAGCCGTACTGATTCAAGGCTGCTTGCCAACGCCAGCACCCCGTCTCGGGATCGACCCGAACCTTCGCCTCGATCCGCTCCCGGAGGGTCATCCGAGAATCTCTAGCAGCGGTAGCCGCCGGGTGGTCTTGTGGGTGGCGTGGTGCGCACCCTGGACGCTGAACGACTTCCCAACCAGGTCCGCATCATTGGCTGCGGTGACGCACGTACAGACGTCGTCCTTGGTGATGCCCTCGCTGCCCACCACCGGCAGCTGAACCTCAAGCGACGACAGCCCGATGGCGGCCTGCCCGACGGTGCCCGGCCCGGCCCACGGCGCCGCAGCCTGCTGGAAGCGGCAGGGAAGCGGCGCCGCGAGCGTTCCGTAGACCGGCGCCATCGGTGTGGTGACCTCGCCGGTGAGCGGATTCGTGACCGGTGTGCCGCGACGTTCGATGAAGCAGGTGTCAATAAATCCGTCGACGGCTTTGGCCCGGCCACGGGCGAGGACAGTCTGGCGGGACATGTCACCCCCCATTCATACTTTCGGTCAGTCCACGGCGCAGCGATCAAAGAAAGCCATCTGCCCAAGTTGCCCGCGTCAACTACCGCTCAGGTGCCGTCGGTGGAGTCCAGCACTCCGAGCAGTAGCCGGATGATGCCGCTGCACTCCCGGGTGAGCCGCGCAACCTGAGCCACGACCTGCGCATTGTTGGGTGCGCCGATGGCCAGGTAGGTGGCGTTCGCCGCCAGGGCCTGCTGCGCTCGGTCGCGCAAGGTCGCGCCGTTGGCTTCCTCCAGCGTCGGCACGTGCTCCTCGTCGAAGCCGATGAACTGGCCGCTGCCGTTGGTCACCTGGTAGCGGCGGGTCACCCCGTCGTCGGAGAGCAAGGTACGGGGCATCAGGGATACACCTCTCCGAAAACCACACCCGTCGACTGGGCTAGCGAGGCAGACGAGATAGAGGACGGCAGATCGCTTTGCGCCGCGAGACTAGCAACGAGTTTGGGGCTGGTCGCGAAAGGTGTATTCAGGGCTGAGTTCGGAGCGACGCCCAACACCGTAGGTGCAGCCGCGGCTGTCACAACAAGCACCCCGAGGGCATAGCGCTGGCCAAGTGTCACGGGGAGGCTGACGGACAGGGCGCGGGCGTAGCGGGTGTTCGCGGCGGCAAACAGCGCGGTGTCGTTGGCGATACTCGCCACCAGCGTCAGGTCGCCGTTACCGGCCACGGAGTAGATACCGAACCGGACCAAGCTGGGCGTGGCGCCCGCGGCGGTGCTGCTAGTACACACCGCCAGGTTCGCAATCGTTTCGGCCCGTGGAGCTGTGAAGTAGGCCAAGCGGAGCAGCTGACTGGTCATGGTGGGCGCGGCGTTCACCTCCCGTCGGTCCACCGTTGTCGTCCCGGCGGTGAACTGATCCCAGAGGTACGGGTACCACGCGATGCCCGTCGCGGCCGATGGATCCGCCAGCGGCACATATCCGGCGGTGCCCACCGCCAGCCGCGCCACCGTGTTGTCGGCCGTGCCGACGATCAGGTCGCCCTTCGCGTCCACGATGGTGTTGGCGATCAGCGCTGCCGTGTCGGTGATGCCGTGGATGCTGGTCGTGTCAGCGTCGTGCGCCGACAACGCACCCACCGTGGCGTACGTGTTGACCACGGTCACCGTGGCCGAAGGGAACAGGTCGGAGAACTCCAGCGTCGACCCGTCACCCGCCGGCACCGTCACATAGCCTTCCACCACCCAACCGCCGGTGGTCCGGACTAGCACCGCGTACGACCAGCCGGTGGGTGTCACACCAGACTCGTCGTTTACCGGAAGGGCGATCGTGGTCTCGCCGTTGCCGTCCAACGTGGCGGTGTAGATGCCCGGGGCCAACGTCACATCGTCGGTGGTGTCGTGCAGCGGGTGGGGCAGCCGGAACTGCACCGTACCCGCGGCGGAGGCACCCGTCGGCGGATCGACAATCGAAATGTGTACGTCGCGGGTGGCAATGGGCAACGGCACTAGAACCCCCCTTCCGGCTTCACGTTTCGGTATCGCCAGCGTCAGGGCGGGTCGTCTCGGCGGGTCGAGGGCGGGGACGACCGCTCCCGTTCGGAGCGCTTACAAGCCCGACAGCGGCGGCGCCAGTCGAGGGCTGGACATACAAGTTCTCGCCTGTATAAGGATGGCCACGTGGACAGTGCGTCTTCGCCGCCGCCAAGGCAGATACGCAATTGCTTCGCAGCACGTTCTCGCGGGTGCTCGTAGGGCGGACGTGCTCGGGGTTGGTACAAATCGGCCCGATGCAACCATCCTGTGGATAACGGTAGTGATCCATGTCTTTGCCGGATGGGATTGCACCAATCCAACGCTCAAACGCCCAACGATGAGCGGCTACTGAGGCTCCAGCCACCGTGAATCCGCCGTGAATCCGCCGTATTTGCCTCTA